AAGCACCAAAAGGACACCATTGGATGAAACAAAAAAATGGTACGTTTAAATTAATGAAACACACAGGTAAGTTTGTAAAACATAAAGGTGCAAGTTTAGAAGCAAACTTTCCAATTCAAAAGGTTCATAAAAAATAATGGCTACAACATATCTTGACATAACTAACGAAGTACTAAGAGAACTCAATGAAGTTCCTTTAACATCTGCAAACTTTACAAACGCTACAGGTATTCAAAAGTTTGTTAAAGATAGTATCAATAAATCTATATTTGATATAGCCAACGAAGAACCACAATTACCTTTCTTTGCTGCTAACGTAAGTGGAACTACTGACCCTTTTTATGGTAATGTAACTGTTCCTTCAGTTATAGGTCAAAGATGGTACACACTTAAGTCTGATAGTTCTAGTATCACTACAGACTACTCATCAATAGATTGGGATGATTTCTATGCTACAACTATTAATGTAGACGGAGAAACAAGTCCTTATGTCTCAAGAGGATTAAAGTTTCTTACTCTTGCAGATTGGAAAAGATACTACAGAGATAGCGAAAATGAAGATGATGCTAACTCGCAAAACTATGGAGAACCTAGATTTGTAATCAAGTCTCCTGACAATAGAAAGTTTGGATTAAGTCCAATACCTGATAAGGTTTATAATATACACTTTTATGCTTTCGTAAGACCGACTGCGTTATCAGCACACGATGACACAATCACTTTACCAGAGCAGTACAGTAATATAATAACAGCTAGAAGTCGTTATTACATTTGGCAGTTTAAAGAAAGCCCACAACAAGCAGCTTTCGCCTTGGATGATTATAAGAAAGGAATGAAACATATGAAATCAAACCTTATGAATCCAGCTCCAAAGTATATGACAGACGATAGAACTTACTTCTAAAATATATGGCACGTTCACAACCTTTTACCGTAGCATGTGCAGGTGGATTAGTTAAATCAGCTAACTCTATAGACTTGTTACGTACACCCGGTGTAGCTACAGTTTTACAAAACTTTGAATCTTCTACATCCGGAGGTTATAGACGTATAAATGGTTATACTAAATATAAAGTTGGTGATGTTACAGCTTCACAACCTACAGGTAGTGCAACAGAAATATTAGGAACTTTTCCTTATGCAGATGGTGTAATAGTTACTGCAGGTACAAATATATATTTTAGTAACGATGGTGCTACTTGGTTACAGATAAATAAATTATCAGCAGGTGGTGGAGATGATTACGCAACCTTTACAGGTAAGTCAGCTACTGCAAGAACTGGACAAGGACAGTGTCAGTTTGTACTTTTTGAAGGTGCAACATTTAATTACGGTGAAGTAATCATTTCAGACGGAGCTAATAAGCTTTGGAGTTTTAGAATGGAAGGCACAGGAGCTTTAAATACTAGAACATTTTTTACATCAGAAATTACGGTTGACGGTACTAATGGTGTAAAGTATATTACTATACACGACCATCATTTAATAGCAGCAGGAGTAGAAAATAATTTAAACAATATTTATTATAGTGTTTACAACGACCCTGATAACTTTACAGGTACTGGTGCAGGTTCAGTTCAAATATCAGATAAGATACAAGGCATTAAAGGATTTAGAACAGACTTAATTGTTTTTGCTGAAAACAGTATACATAAGTTAATAAACATAAATGACAGTGCTAATATTCGTGTAGACCCTATTACTGAAAACGTAGGTTGTCTAAGTGGCTACAGTATTCAAGAGATTGCTGGTGATTTAATATTCTTAGCACCAGATGGATTAAGAACAGTAGCAGGTACATCAAGAATTGGTGACGTTGAGTTAGGAACAGTTACTAAAGCAATACAGCCTATTATAACAGAACTAGCACAAAATGTCAATGATTTTAGAATAAACAGTGTAGTATTAAGAGATAAATCTCAATATAGATTATTTTATACCAATACAGACTTGACAAATGTCTCACAAAAAGGTATAATAGGTACAATAAGACCAAATGGTTTTGAGTGGTCTGAAATATTAGGATTAGAAGTTACAGCAATTAATTCTGGTTTTAATAATAACGGTATAGAAAAGTTCTTTCATGGTGATACAGATGGTTATGTTTATACACATGACACAGGTAATGATTTTGATGGTAGTGCAATAGATGCAAGATATCAAACACCTGATTATGATTATGGTGACTTTGGAACTTTAAAAACTTTACACTACGTTAAACTATCTATAGGTCCTGAAAATGAAGTACAGCCTATTGTAAGAGTTAGATTTGATTACGATAGTAGTGATACACCACAACCTGAAGATTATTTATTAGACAGCGTACCAGCTCCATCTTTATTTGGTACAGCTTTATTTGGCACTGCAAAATTTGGAGCATCTGAACAGCCTTTAGTTAGGTTAGCACTTCAGGGTAGTGGTTACTCTAATAGCTTTAGAATATTAACAAACGATACAAACGCACCATACACAATAAACGGATTATACATAGATTACATTCCATCAGGTAGGAGATAAACACAATGGCAGGTTACACAAGACAAAGTACATTCGCAGACGGAGATACAATTACTGCTGCATTATTTAATAATGAGTACAACCAACTTTTAAATGCTTTCAGTAATACAGGTGGTCACAAACATGATGGCACTGCAAACGAAGGACCAGTAATAGGTTTAATTGGTGATGCTGGTGAAACTTCTCCAAACAACAAAGTCTTAATAGACACAACAAATAACTACATAGAATTTTATGTTGAAGTATCTTCAGCACCTGTACAACAACTGTATATAGCTGATGGAGCTATTATACCCGTAACAGATAGTGATATAGATTTAGGTACAACAAGTTTAAGATTTAAAGATACATATACAGATACTGTTACTACTACCGGTAATGTAAGTATTGGTGGTGATTTAACTGTTACAGGTAGTGCTACTATCTCAGGTAATCTTACTTTTGGTGATGCAGATACTGATAGTATTAATTTAGCTGCTGAAATTGATTCAGATATTATTCCTAACACTGATGGTACATATGACTTAGGTACAGCTACAAAAGAGTGGAGAAATCTTTACATAGATGGTACAGCTAACATAGATAGCCTTGTAGCTGATACAGCAGACATTAATGGTGGTACCATTGATGGTGCTACTATAGCAACTTCAGATATAACTGTAGGAGCTGGTAAAACTTTAGACGTTTCATCAGGTACACTAACTTTAGCAGATGACCAAATTTCTGGTGATAAAGTTGAAGGTGGTACAATTGCTGCAACAACTATTACAAGTTTAACAGCAACAAGTGCAGATATTAATGGTGGAACTATTGATGGTTCTACTATAGCTACATCTGATATTACAGTTGGAACTGGAAAAACTTTAGATGTATCTTCAGGAACTTTAACACTTGCTGATAATCAAATATCAGGTGATAAAGTTGAAGGAGGTACAATAGCTGCTACAACCATAACAGATTTAACTTTTGGTAGCCTTAACGATGGCACAATAACTGCTACAGCTTTTGTCGATGAAGATGATATGACATCTGATTCTGCAACTCTTATACCGACACAGCAATCTGTAAAAGCTTATGTAGACTCTCAGGTGACTGCACAGGACTTAGATTTTCAAGGTGATACAGGTGGTGCTTTAAGCATTGACCTCGACTCAGAAAGCCTTACAATCGCTGGAGGGACTGGTTTAGATACTGTAGGTTCTGGTAACACTGTTACAGTTAATATAGATTCTACAGTTGCTACATTGACTGGCACACAGACTTTAACAAATAAAACCCTTACAACTCCAGTTATTAGTTCTATATCTAATACTGGTACATTAACTTTACCAACTTCAACAGATACATTAGTTGGTAGAGCTACAACAGATACTCTTACAAATAAGACACTTACAAGTGCTACACTTACAAGCCCTGTAATCAATACAGGTGTATCCGGTACAGCTTTCCTTGACGATGATACTTTTGCAACTGCAACAGCTAGTACATTAGCTTCTTCAGAGTCTATTAAAGCTT